CTGTAGAACGGTCGTAGAAGAGCCTGAGCGGCCGTCAGAGCCACGAAGCCGCTCTGGGGGCAGTCCTACCCTGGTCGCATCGGGATCGGCCCGTACAGCGTCAATGAGGCGGTCCCAGGGGTCCCGGTCGGTCACCGGAGGGTCTCCATGTTCCGTATGTGGGCCTTCACGTCTGTGGCGATCTCGTTCAGCATCTCAGCGTTGGCGCTGAGAAGCAGCGAGTTCGCGGTGATCTGCCGTTGCACCGCAAGGAACTTCTCGTCGATGTAATTGCGGTAGTCCATTGGCGGCAGCTGGATGGTGCGCTGCTCCAAAACCAGCACACGCGCATTCATGTCGGCTACCGTCGCTTGGATAGACGCCAGCTGCACCAGCATATAGACCACGACGGGGACGACGATGACTGTCGCTACCCGCCAGATCCACTCCATGAGGAACGCTACCCGCCCGTTCCCGTTCGACTCGCCGGTATACGGGCTCTCGGAGGTGGTCATGTTACCCCCCCATCATTGCGGCTGCGATGGCATCCTGCTCGCCACCTGGGCCAGGCATCCCTCCGCCCCCGCCAAGGGCACTCTCCATACCTCCCATCGCCTGTTGCATGCCATCCGGCCCACCGCCCGTGAGAGCGGAGAGGAGCTGAATGAGCATCTCAGCAGGCATCTGCCCAGACTCTACGGCCGCAAGGAGGTCGGCAAACGATGAACCGCCACCCCCCGTCGGCGACCCGGTGGGCGCGGGTATACCTTCAGCGCCCCGAAAGGCCTGAGAGAGCGCAGCCATCGAGGGGTCGCGCTGTTGTGGAAGTGGCATCTAAACCCCCTTCTCCGGTGATACAGATGTTTCGATTTCGACGACCTGCCCGAGCGAGAGTCCCGCCGCCTCCCTTGTGGGGAGGCGAACGGTGACCGACTCGGGGCCTACAGCGGCTGTCGGATCTTTCTTTCCCTCAATTTCCAGCACGACGAGATCCTTGTCTTCATACTCGTAGCGCATGCTGATAATCTTCCCTCGTGCTTGAGGGCCAGAGCGTTTCCGCCCTGGATCAGACGTCTGTACTGTCGCTTGCAGTACACTGAAGGAACCGACTTGCACTGTACGTACTCCCTTAGTCTACGTTGACTGTCTCGATGTACGGCGCGTCGTAGAAAGCGAGCGAAGCAATGCCCGTTCCGACGGCGAGATCGTCCGTGTTGGCGTCGAATGCCGTACCAACGATGGTGACGATTTGCATGTAGCCCAGCACCAACTCGTTGTCCGGCGCCTGCGGAAGCACGATCGTCCCGATGGTCTGGTCTGCTCCCTTGGTGATCGTGTGCGTCGAGCCGTCCGCTTGGACGCTGAGGACGTACCACGACTCTTTCGTGTGCGCAGTGTCGTGTCCTGTGTCGGTGAGCGCCGTCTCGGCGGCTGAGATGGTGAATGCCTTGCCACGAATCTTGGCCGTGCACGCTTCATGCCGCCAAGTGATGGCCGAAGAGGTTCCACCCTTGAGTCCTGGAGCGGAGGTCAGCACGCCCGGCATCATCAGCGAGACGACTTGAGCGAGCTTGTTGTACTGGAGACGCAGCTCACGGACTTCAGACTTGAACCCGTGTTCCTTCGTGACCGCCTCGTTGCCGAGGTTGTCCATGCCGTTGAAGTTCAGATATTCAGCCATGTGATCTCCCTACCCTCGGGCCGTAGCCCAGTCTAACGGGGGATGTGTTGATGGGGGAGAGGCGAGCCCCTCCCCCACCTGTGTGCGTTACTCGCTCAGGCCATAGAGATAGCCATTCGCGGATGGGAACATCGTCACGAAGTTGCGATACGTCCGCAAGACTGCACGGAACAGATCGGCGGTCAGCGTGAAGTGGAGGACCGTACCGTTCAGGCCCTGAATCCACTCGACGTCCTTGTCGATCGCGTGATACCACGTCGACGCGTCAACGAACCCGATGTGCTCGGGCGGGAAAAACCGCTCGGCGATCACCGGAAGATCATCGAAGCCCAGCGTCTCTTCGCTCGACCCATCCGACTTTGTGGTACGAATACCGGCCGGAAGCATCATCGGCATGTACCGAATCTGCGGAGCGTAGAGGTTGTAGATGTTGCGCCGCTGCTTGTAGTTGCAGACGATGAGCGACGGCGTCCTGCCCGAGGTCTCCATGATCGTGTCGAGCGTGTCACGGAGCATGTCCGGGTCGAGAGCGACGGGAAGAGCGCCACCAGCGGCAGCGTCAACCACGACACCGTTCCACCCGTCCAGACCGCTACGGGCGATGTTGAGGTACGACCCGCTGGTCTGCACGCCGCCGAAGAACCCATCGGGCTCATACGACCGCGAACCGGCGCGGGTGATGATGTTGGTCGCCGCGATCGTGCCAGACTCGGCCGTGTCGATGACGATGGTGCTGGCGTTCGCACCGTGCACGATCGAGGAGATCGCGCCGGTTGCTTGCACCGTCCAAGGGGAGCCGACGTTCTGAACGTCGATCGCCATGCCCTTCCGCAGGATGTTCCGCAGGGGACGGGCGGTCTTGTACGTCAGACCGAACGGGTTCTTGGCCGTGAAGGTGGTGGTGTTGGTACGGGCCACGACAGCGCCCATGTTTCCGCCTTCGGTACTAGCCCCATTGTTGAGGATGATACGGGCCATGTCCAGCTTGACGCCCAGAAGCGTCTTTTCGAGGTTGAGCGCCAGAGCGTCTTCGAAGGCACCGGGGGTGTCCCGAGTCGCACTCATGGCAGGTCCAGAGATATCGAACGTGGCGTAAACGAACTTCGCCGTGACTTCGGCAAGCGAGGGCGCATCAGCGTGTGAAGCACCGAACGTGCCGCGATCAGCACGGGCGAAGATACCTTCGTTGGCGCCGAACGATACCGGGAAAATGCCCTTACGGCCCGTCAGCTGAAGCTGCTGGGTGATCTTCTCCGCAAGAGGTGTCGCCTTGTTGAACGCATCCTGCAGCTCTTCGACGAGCGGCTTGTCCTTCAGGATCGCGTCAAGACGGCTCAGATCCGCGTACGTTGCAGCCATTGTGTCTCCAAGATGGGGTCTACCCATCCAATGAGTTGAGGTATTCTATCGCGTCCTACGATTCCGGTGCCCACATTCCAAAACGCATATGCTTTGCAAGCGTTACGTAAACTGTAGCTAGTAGCTCACTTAGCTGTCAAGCATAGTCCTACTGAGTCCCCTCTCTTGATCGAGAGACGGCATTCCTGATGATCGACTTCAAGCGCGCTTGCGGGCTGGCGAACTGCAGGCCCTTTGAGGGGCCGGGGGTGACCAGGGTTCCCGAAGGGCCAACCTGCCCCGCAGGCGTGTTCGGGACGGTCGCTGCCGCCGCAATCGTCGCTGGCGTAGCGAGTCGGACTCCCTTACGGCCGACGCGCCCCATGATCTCGGCGTGCTCCTTGACGACGGCCTCGACAGTTGCGATGTCGATTTCCCCGCGATTGGCCTTAATCTCTTTCGCCACAATGCTTTCCGCTGCAGCGAAGGGGAGGCCGTAGGCCGTCGCAGCCCGTCTGGTCGCAGCGATTACACGCTGTACCTTGACTTGCTGACCGGCTTGGGTGTTGACCTTCTCCTTGCGGTCGGCCTCGCGCAAGCGAGCCTCGGCCTGAAGCTCACGGATGACGAGACCCCTAACCCGCTCGTCCGTCTGCATCTCGGCGTAGACGTTCGCCGCCTGCTGGAAGGCCTCTGGGTTCTTGAGGGCGATCGAGAGCAGGAGCTTGTCCGGCGACTCTTGCAAGCGCTGGGCGAACTCCTTGACCTGCTCGGACAGCTCAGCAGCGTCAAGTCGTTGCTGCAGCGTGACTTGCGCCACGTCGACAGCCGTCTGAATGAAGCGCGCGTATACGGGACGAAGCGCCTCGGGAACCTCCGCATAGGTCGTACCCGTCTCGATGCCTGCTTCGGAAAGAAGCAGCTCGGCCTCGGCGACGTCCTCAGGTGACATGAGATCGTCGTCCCCGCCATCATCGGTTGGGAGTGCCGCCGCAGCCGGGGTCGCAGCGGGCGCGCCTTCTAGGGCTACCACGTCATCCGCAACCGGGGGTGTGACAAGCGGTGGGGTGACATCGCTCGGCTGCAGCTCAGCCGGGGCGGGTGCCGTCGCGTCTCCCGCCATCCGCTCCGAGATCATGCCTGCCAGCCTCGTCGCCGTGTCTTTCGGGTCAAACCCACCTTCAGGAAGCATATCTGACATACAGCTACTTCTCCTTTCCCTTCTTCTCGGGAGTATCCAACGTAATTTCGACGAACTTCTGCACGAGCGCTTCTCCAAGGGCCGTACGGACATCCTTGGACGTCTCGGCCTGCGCACGGATGTCGCGCAGCGCCTTCTCGTTCTCCAGCATGGAGGCCTGTCCTGCCTTCTCGCTTTCGGCCAGCGCCTGCTCGTGCTCGCCGACGTTCTTCAGGAGCGCGTCCTGCGACTCCTTCGACCATGCACGGTACGTCAGGCTCTTCATAGCCCTCGTCTTCACCGCGACGTGCTGCGCGTGGTCCTGCCACGGCATCATCTGAGGCGGCTCCTGCCCTTCTTTCAGCATCTTGAACATGGTGATCTCGTTCTTCGCTTCCAGGATATCCGGGTCCAGCGTCTCGGCTGCGACGTCGATCCCCACGGCTGACATGGCGGCATCGACACGATCCCGGTCCAGCTGGCCGTCCGCACCTGCAAAGATCATGGCCCCGGCGTTCGACTCCATGAGGCCCAGAACAGTATCGCGAAGCGCCTGCCGGTTGAAGGGGTAGAGGGGCAGCTCGTCCACGAAAAGGGTAGCGTTCATGTTCTTGAGGTCGGCTCCAGAGAACTCCTGCCACTGGAGCGTACGGTCGGGCCCTATCATCGACGCCACACGGGGCTCGGTGTAGAACCGGGCCATGTAGTCGAGGAGGATGTAGCCGGTACGGGTCCAGGAAGGCTTGGAGTTGATGAGTGCCAGCGCAACCGTCTCGCCCTCGCCCTGGAGCGTCGCGGGCTGCCGACGGCTCTGTGAGGCCCCGGCGGGGAGGTCGGCCTGTCGCTGGAAGCGGTAGCCACCCGTCATGAGCGCATCATCCATCACGTCCTGCTTGATGCGGAAGAAGTGCTCGGGCGGGCCGGGGACAGCCGGGATTACAGGCTGCAACCCAGGGTTCGTCACGATCTCCTGGAAGGGCTCGTCCGTGATGTCCCCGTACTTGAGGCCGTCGCCAGACTGGCGGAAGACCTTGGGAACGACCCGGTTCAGCCATTCGAGGATGCGCGCGAGCATCTCGTCATACGTCTTGTTGCTGAACGTCATGTCGTAGATCGGGGTCAGGCCCATCTCGGGGTGCCCCGGCAGCGGTATCCACCGGAAGTGCACCATCGGGATGTGACGCCCCGGCAGCGGCGCAGGCTGCGTGATGATCTGGTCGTTCGAACTCGTCCACCAGAGGCCACCCGGATGCCGGTTGCCCTTGGGTAGATAGTGCTCGATGACCAGCGCGGTCTCTTGGGTGTTGGTCGCCCCTCCAGCCGGGAACACCGAGAGGAGGTCGAAGGCCGTCGCGCCGCCCTGCTGCGCGTAGTGCAGTTTCTCGGCGCGCTCTTCCCCGTAGCGGATGAGGGCCTCGTCGTAGGTGTAGAGCGAACCGACCATCTTCCCCATCGAGGGCTTGATGCCTGTCCGTACGAGCTGAGGCGGAACGACTTCGATCCCGATCTCCCCGGCGTCGATCATCTTGGGCTCGCTCATCGTGGGGTCGGGCTGCCCGGTATCGGGGTTGATGGGGACGAGCTGCATCTTCCCATCCTTGCCCTTCATAGGAACCGCGAGCGGAATCATGTCACCCGTGTCCGTGTTCCAGAAGATGCGGAGATCCGCATTCCCGGTCGCGGTGAGCCAGGCGGCGATGTCGACCTTCTTCTCGTCGAAGCTCAGCAGGTTCCATGCATAGCGCAGCGCGATGTCCGCAACCTCTGCTCCCGTAACGTCTTCCGCGTCAGCGGAGGCGGGGACGGCAGTGAAGCGCACACGCGATTTCATGAACTGCGAGATGTAGTCCGAGTAGAAGGCCAGCGTCATGTTCGCGACAGGGAAGCGCTTCCACTCGGGTATCTGGCTGGTCTCCAGCTCCTGCAGCGTACGCCAGTGCAACGCACGAATGAAGTCGAGGGAGCGCTGCCAACGCGCGGTCCAGAACGTATAGAAGCTATCGAGTTCCCGCCACGAGTCGCTGGAGAAGCGCGCCAGCTCAGCTGGGTTCTGGTCGATCTTCGGAAGGCGGGCCATGTCAGTCTTCCCTCACGAACGGTAGGGGTACCGTCTTTGGACGTTCCGGTAGCGGGAGGTCGGGACGGAACCCTTGGTAGCGCATCTGCCTGATATCACTCATCAACGGGCGGATCGCTATGTAGTAGGCGCCTAGTACCCCGATAGAGGTACCGAAGCCAACGCCAGCGATCGCCCACAAAGAGGCTTCCATCACCACTCCCTTGCCAGTATGCGCTGGCGTCGGTCCTGTTGCTCGATGGCCTTCCAGATGACGGCATCCGCGAGAGGCATCTTCTTCATCCACTCGTCTTCCTGAGGCAAGGTAACGCCCGTTTGCAAGATAGAGCAAGCGTAAGTCAAGCAATCCGAGCAGTCAGCCCCGTCTGCTGAGGTCTTGTCCGGCTTGCCATACTTGTCCCATGAGTAGCGCTGTGTCTCCCAGATGAGCCGCGAACACTGCATGTCCCGCTCGTTCCACTTCCAGGTCGACATGAGCGTGTTGAACAGGAAGAGCCGGGGGGCGCCATAGCACTCTTCCTTCATCGCCATCTTGGGGTAGAGGCGCTTCTCATCCGGCTCAAGGAGCGCGTGCACGCGCAGGACCATCTTGTCGACGTGCTTGGCGAAGGGCAGCTCCGTGGCTCCAATAGGGGCGCCGATGCGGCTGAAGTGCCAGTTCAGCTCATGGCGGTCCTGTGGGTTGGCGCTATCTACATACGCTGCAACAGCTTGCGTGCGGTCGCCGACGATCACCTTCATCCGCTCAGCCCGGTACGAGAGCGTCTGATCCTGCGAGAAGTACTCGTCCGTCACATAGTAGTTCCCGGCGGAATCGACTGCCATGTAGAGGGCCGCAAAACGATGGTACTGCGGGTCCACGACGAAGAAGCGAGCGAAGCTCTCGTCCAGCTTGAAAGGGGGGATGACGTGAACCTCGGGGCTGAAGCTCCTGAAGATGAGCCCGGTCCGCGTAACGAACTCGCCGTACATACGGGCCGCGCGCACGTTAGGGTCAGGCCACTGACGCTCCATGCGCTCGATGTCGGCGCGGGTGAAGTGCGGGACGAGAGGGTTGCCCTCCCGGTCCGCGACTGGCATGTGAATGATGTCCACATCGGTGCGGTCTCCAGCGGTCCAGGGGGTGTAGAGCTTATCCCGGACCCAGTAGGTCTGGACGTCGAGCGGGGCGAACACCATCAGCATGCGGCCTTTCCGGTCGCCCAGGCGCGCGAGCAGCTCCTCGTAGACGTCCTCTTTCGGGGTCTCGTCCATGATGACGAGATCGGCCGCGAACCCCTGCAGGCGGCGCTGGTGCATGTCAGCCGAGAGGAAGTGGATCTCGGAGCCGTTCTTGAACTTGATGACGTTGGTCGTCGTCGAGATGATGTCCCCGTTCGGGGTCAGGCGGATCTCCGAGCGCGGGGCCAGCTTGCGCACGATCGGGAGTACCGTCCGTCGGAACATGGGGAGCGAGGGCATGACGTACGCCACGAAGACCGGCGGGGTAGGAACCTCGGCCCATGTGCGCCTTCCAGTAGCGTAGTAGAGGGCTTCGGCTACCGCCGCGTACGTCTTCCCAGAACGGTTCCCGCCCACGACAAGCGCGATCGGCTTGCGTGAGCGGTGAACCAGTCGCTGGATCTCATGCGGGTGATAGACGAGACCGAGAGGATCGTCGAGTTCGCGTTGGCGAAGCTCGTTCTCGATCTCGCTGAGCGTGAGACGTGATACATCCTGCATTACGGAGTCGCAACCCACGCGACGATCTCGCCCGTTACCCC